TTCAACTATTCACAGGTGCTTAAATGATTGATTTAAAACAAAACGTAGATATATCAAGGGTTCCGCGTATATCCGTTGCACCTATGATGGATTGGCAATAACGATATTTTTATAAACATAAATTCAATTACTTATAATTTTAATAAATTCAATAGTTGCAATATGGTTGCATATAAACAAAAAAATAGCCCTCAGTCCGAAGACCAAGGGCATAAAAATAAGTGGACAACGTAATAGTACAACAACCCTCCTTAAAGGGCCTTTATGTGTACCCCGATACTTATATTCGTCGTAATCAAATGAGCTGTGCAGCAAATAATTACTTATTAAAGTAAAAAACAAAGCCCTCATTTGAGGGCATTATTATATTTAATTAGGATATTGGCCACAGCCTTAGCAGCCAACCAGTAACGCGCATTAAATCGAGCAAGCTCATCTTCATTGGAAATAAAACCAAGCTCGACAATCAAACCACCGGCATTCACGTATGCCAAGCGGCCACGTGCTGATTTGCTTTGATCAATCCAGCCATTGTCACCACGTAAGCGACTACCTAGTGCATCGGCTACAGCTTTAGATAAGTCCTGTGCAAGTTTCTTATCTTTCGGTAGCGCAATCGTTTCAATGCCATTGGCCTGTTTTGATGTTGCAGCATTCATGTGGAATTCAACAGCAACACTTGAGCCTTGAATTAATTTTACCGCAGCAGATAATGGGTCATTCTTGGTGCCAGTACCATCAGTCTTGACCTGCAGCCCTGCTTCACGTAAATAGTGAGTCACCGCATTGCGGAAATTGACGACCAGATCGGCTTCTTTAGTTTTACCATTTACGGCACCCGGGTCGGTATTGCTATGGCCGGCTGTAGCTGTGACAAAACCTAACGGCTGATTGTGCAATTGTGGCTGGGCAATTTTACGACCTACCCAGCTCAGTGCTGGCAATACAGTACCAATAATAAAAGGTGCATATTGTTCAGGGATAAAGTTGAAGTCTAATGCCCACTGTAGTGCTAAAACTGCAAGCATTAAAAAAGCCCCCAGTAGTGGGAGCTTTACGGATAAGTACTGAAGTGCACTTTCTTGGATTAATTTCATTTTAAGGTTTCCTCAAGTCGAGTGACTTTCTCTTTCATTAGTGATTGTGTTTGATTGATTTGAATGATTGATGCACCAACCCAAATACATGCGCCGAGAATCGAACCACCACAAAGGCCGAGCAAAACCCTTAAAACCCCAAGGCCTCCATCCTGAGTTGCAGACTTGTTTTCAAGGCTTGATACTTTTAACTCAAGGGCATCAAGTTCTTTTTGGATTTTGGCAATTGCGTTCTCATGGTGTTCGTTAATAAAGGTTTGGCGTGCAACATGTTCCAGGATCAATCGAATGTCTTTATGAATGGAATCAATTTTCCCCTCCCATCCATTATTGTTGTACGGCCTATTTTCAGGCATACATCCCCCTAAATTTTGGTAATAAAAAAGCACCCGAAGGTGCTGTGATTTGTAAGTAAATTACAATGCGTTTCAACCTCTCCTACAGACATTTAATCTTCTGTTAGTACAAATAGACCCTTATTGCGATCTTTTAGCTGCACAAGAGTTATAATTTTGGAAATTTCGCATCAGGTGGTGCAAACCCTGCCTCAGAATATCTAGCAGCCTTTGTCATGCGCACACTGTTTATGTACGCATTGAAAGACCTGTTAGATACGCCGCCGCCGCCAACGCCTGCATAATTATTGATTGAATGGCTGCTTGGGCCAGACCACTTTTCCACACCATCTATAAAAAAGTATAAAACCCCTGATTTTCTCATCAAGCAAGCGTGAAACCAAGTTCCATTTGGAATACCTGTGGCAAATGATGGTTTTGCTGATCCACCAACGTCAACATACATTTGATTATAGGTCGCACCGTCTGTACAAACGAGGATAGGGGAAAAATCGAACAATCTTGCATACCACGGGGAGTTTGGGGACGTTGGTATTTTGACAAAACACTCAAACGTATAGTCGGACGTTCCTATATTGATTGTGGCGCCAATTGAGTCGGATGGATCCTCACTACCCTCAAGATATATACTGCCAGCATCAAATTTAGGGGTTGTAACAGATGGATCAACTATCGCTGGTGTACCTCGCATGAGTACCACTTTTGACTTTGTTGATGAATCAACAAAAGTTGTGCTCGGAAAGTTAATAGCATCAGCAAAGATTAGCAACTCAACACTAGACCAAAATGGATCGCTTACAACTGGCGCGCCAGCAAGCACTTCAACTTCTGCGCTGATCATTTCATTACCGCCTCGAACAGCACCAACCCGGTAAAAATACCTATTATCTACAACAATGCTATCGTCAAAATAATATAAATCAACAACGCCAGTAGCTATTGCTACTGGCATATTGAGCAAATCCATAGGCTCATCTGATCTATATATATTAAAAGATTCAGCAAAATTCTCTTGCGTCCACTCTAACTTTACATTAGCCATTTTTCACCTATGGGTTGTAAGTTGCGGTTAAGTTGATAGGGGCTTTTAATGCCGGCATAAAAGTGTGCTCGATTTGATAAAGCGACTCATAAGAATCTTTAATTGATTTCAATGTTAATTTAAAAAACAATGTGTCACTTGGCGCGGTAGATAAATCAACAGTATAACTATCAACCCCACCAACATTTGAGTTAATCACTTCAGTCTCTAAATCAAAACTATCTACAGCCACAATACGAATGATATATGTGACTCCATTTTCAATATCGCTCGCGGCATTAAACCAATCAACAACTGCTAAGCGAATTTTGTTTCTGTGCGACCATGTGATTTCTAAACTATCACTAGATTCTTGTGGAAAATATTCACCATTAATTTTTACATTTGCAGGTGGATAAGGTCGGATTGCACGTGATTCAATTTGAACCTGACGCTTTGGCGAAGTTTCTAATGACTCAATACCGCTTGGCGTTGTTGTGAGTACAGTTGCATTAACGGTTTTTGGTGATGCATAACCCTCTGGATCATACGCAAACACATCATCATAGAAATATAAAACCGTATTTTCTACGTGGTTTTGCGGAACGGTATCTAATGCGCCGCGCTCAACAGTAAGTGTTTTTGTTTCAGCGTCGTAAGATTTATAAATCACAATTTCGTCACCAAGCATGATTAATGAATCTTGTCTAAACTGAGTGGATAAATCCTCATTTTTCACAACAAAGCTTTGCTGAGTTCTATTCACACCCTCATCAGTTCGAGCAAAAGAAGCGTACTCAACATTCGATATAAGCTCATAGCCGACATCGGATTCAGTGTGCAATTGAGCATCAATACTGTTCTGCTGTGGTCTACCTGCAACCGCAGCAACAAAGCCAATATTTGGATTTCTTGCAAGCTCCAAATCCAGTTCAGCTTGTGTTTTTAATTGTGCCAAGTCGTAATATGGGATTTCAAAAATCTTGAAAATTGCTGACTGCGGCGGCATTGGTTTTTCTTCCGTAGAGTCATCAACCACAATACTTGTGTTCATCTCTCCCGAATATGGCACAACTTCTTCAAAATCAATCATCACCTCATTGTTTAAGCCATTGCCTAAATCAATTTTCATGATTCGAGCTAAAATTGTGCCTTGCCATTTTTTAGACCAAGTGATTTCTACCAAGTCATAGCGATTCCATTTTCGAGCTTCACGCCATCCAGTTGTAAATGTGCCTTTCCACGCTGGTGTTGAGTATTGCTTCAACTTCCAATTCGCCACAACTTCAGCATTTCGCATATTCATGAAATATGGAAATTCAATAGACTCAGCATTTGCTTTACCCATTGTTAAAATTGAGCCATTTTCATAAACTGAGAAAGTTGAGTTTTTAATGCGCTCTCTATCGTAATATGTAACATTGAGTTGATTTACAATGTCGTCACCATTCATGACTTCAAGCGACAAATCCTTGATCTTGTTTTCAGCAATGGAGTGAATTTCATCTTCAGCAAACCAGTCGTCACGGAACAACACTATTTCATAAAGACCTGTTTGACGATTTACGCGAATACCCGCTTCAATGTGATAACAAAGCTCTTCGATTGCATCAATACATGATTTTTCATCAATTGCCCATGAAACCCCAAGCCCCTCATCATAAATTCTGTCCGCCGCCTTTACAAAATTCACATCATTTACATTGGATTCAGGCTTTGCCATTGCAGTGTCATCTGTCAAAATTTCACGGATTTTATGAATCGGGTTTATATCTGGTCCAGAGCCATTAGCTAATAACCTGTACGAATCAAACCTAACTTTAGCAGTGTATGTTGTATCAATATAAAAATACTCAATATATACAGCAGGCGATACTGTGTGCCCAACCATTTCACATTCCGCATGTAGAAGAAATGAAACGTTAAATGGTTCGCTATGTACCGCAACAACTGTATATTCTATTTCTCGCTGTGTAGTCGATACTCGCCCAACATAGCTAAGTGTTGTCGAAATTATTTTGGTATCTAAAACTTCAGCATATTTATTAATAATATCGCCAGTTGATGATACGGTAACTGTATATGATGATGTAACTCTAAACCTAAACTTCAGAGTGACTTGACCTGCCATCTCAATATGCACATTTGTGGATTTCTCAAACCACATTTCAAGACCACCGCCG